TTCGCCACGATAATTACCCATCGCGCACCAATGGCAGTAATTGGAAATTTGCCGAACCGGAATCTTCAGTCCTTCAAAATCAATCGGGTTTGATAACTCAAAAGTGACTGCCTGAGCATTTTCGGAGGTCTTTTGCTCGATATACCAAAGCTGCTCTTTAGCTTCGTTTGATGCAGTCGAATTGCCAGCACCAAAGTTTTCAGCATCAAGATACTTAGCCAGCGTGGTAATGACCTTGAGCTTTGCACCTGCAAAATCACCAAACTGTAAACAGTAAGCTGAGACAGCACCCTGAATGCCGCCAATATTGTTTGCCATGCTAAATGTGGGTGCAGATGCCTTGCCATCGGATCGCATTTCCAAACCTGACACTTCAAGCGCCATAGGCTCAAATGTCTCGCCCTGCCAGATGATATTTCGATACCATGTTTTCTGGTCACTATTCTGGAATGCCTCACCGATGAGTTTGCTGGTATCTCCTAGCAACTCATTAGAGCCAATTGCACTGTAAATACGCTCCCAGTCTTCATAAGAGATATGACCATGGAAACGTAAAATGCCCGCACCTAAAGCACGAGCATCCAGTTCAAACAGCGTAATCAACCCATCTACATACAGCTTCTGAAAATCACTGTTCAGTGTCATTATATGATTCCATTATTGTGGCAACTGCTTCGGCCAAACCTGTAGGTTGAAATTCTGGTGGTGCAATTGATTCCAGCATTTCAATTTCAGGCTGCGGAAGCTCTTGCAAACGCAAGTCAATCCAACGGTTTTCAGTAATATCAACCGGGTTATCAAGATCAGCAACGATAGATACAGTCTCAAAATCAAACTTTTTCTTATAAGTTTTTACTGAAATGCCACCACTTTCTAGTGTTGTGTAGATCACCGAAAAAAGAACATTTCCGTTCGCATCTTTCGGGGTTTCGATATACCAACCCTCTTGTGAAAAACCGGTTGAACCTTTGATTAAATAGTCACCAATATTAAGTTTTTCAAAGACTATTTCTTGCTGCTTGGCTTCATCATTCAACTCAATCCTATCTGCAAAAAGCTTAACGATAGGAGAAGCGTTTTTAATAAAACCATTTCCATCTACGGTTGTATTTTCTGTAGTACGAAATGTTTGCTTTGGCATGTAATCATGCCCACCACCAACAGTATTCCTTACTTTTCGGTAATAAGGTGCCTTACTTGGTACTACCGGCCCGAAGAAATAAAATATTTCTGTTGCGTTAAGTGGTAGTGCCATTCCTCCTGCAAAATCATGCACAAAATCGTCACTTACGTTAGGTGTTACACCGAAAAACCCTCTAAGGTCTGGAACTTTAGCGTAACTTTGCGGAATGCCTATACCCAGTCCAAAGTCACCTACCTTTAATATTCGCCCAGGCGCCTTGTCTGTATTCGATGTTGTAAGCGTAGCAGTTGCTGCTGTACCCAGCCCTAGAGCAGTACGTGTTTTTGCCGCAGTTAAACTGCCATCACCCGCCCCAAGATGTGCATAAAGCTCATCATCATTCGCCTGTAGTTTTGCCGAGCCTGAACGAAACGTGTCACCACCTGCGCCAGTTGGTGCAGTGCCTGGATTAATTGTTTGCTTAGCCATAATTTACGCCCACAAAAAAGCCCTCGATTGAGGGCATAAAATTGATTTAATTTAAGGTTTAAAGTCTTGTGTGAAAGTGGTGGATATTGACCAAACATCACCACCTAGACTAACTGGTGTGTAGTCGCCTGCGACCACTCGTACCTCGCCATCTAAAGGCGAATCCCAAAGGAATGAATCAGCACCCTTATGTGCATCAAAAAAGGCCTTGATCTCTTGTATCAAAGCCTTCTTGCCAGTCCTTTTGTATGCCCATGTGGATGACCGGTTGTTAATTCCAACACTCGTTCGCTGTGTATATCCATCACCAAAACTGGATTGAAGGACTTTAAAACTTGATGTTTGGGAGTTTCCGTCTAGGTCATTGCACCAAGTGAATTTTTGATTACTCATAAATTGTGCCCAATAAAAAACCGCCTGAAGGCGGCTTTGTTTGTTCAAATTAAAACTTAAAGCTGATTAAGGTTTGTGATTATTCGCTCTGAAAGTTTTAACATATAAGCAGCGTCAACATTCAAAACTATAGTTTGAAGTCGATAATCTGATTTTGTTCTAGCTTTTTTAAGCTTAATTATGTCCTCTTTGAGTCTTTCAATCTCTTTTATTCTTTCAGAATGAGTTGATTTAGGGTAATTATCAAGCCTACTTATAACTCTTTCATGAACTCCAAATTTATCTATTGAAGCACTCCACTGCAATTTTTTTTCTAACACTAAGACGGCATGGTGATAAACGCTGTAATAACATCTACCTATAATATTTCTAAAATAGGCCTCATCTTTATTTGCCATATCCCGTGCAAACATCGCGGCTAAATCAAATATATCTGTATGATTCATTTTACATTCTCGAAGGGCAAAATGAATAAGTAAGAGCGTTTTGTACTCTTAGAAGTCCTAAATCATACAACTTATCAAAAAGATAATCATTAAGTTCAAATGTTTTTTCTATATCAGTCGGAATGCGAATATCAAATAGGTTTTCATGCTCTACATAGGAATGATCAATTGCAATAATTCTTAAATTTTTCTCCCTGATAGTTTCTGCAACAACATCCTTTATTTTATTTAAATCATTGACAGATAATTTTTCACTTATCAATAAAGCACTAAGTCGCTCGAATCTAGCATGGTCATTTTGATCAAAGAACGCTCCAAACTTTTCTTTTGCTCTGTCTAAATTACCATTTATGAAATAAAAAAGGATAGCATTTGAAGTAACCAAACCATTTGATTGATTGCCAGAAAAAAGTGTAATTTCCTCAAGATAGTCTATAACAAGGTCTATTTCAAAAAATCCAGTTAGAACGCTTGTGATATTGTAGAAATGATTCAACTTATTGCTACTCATTTCTATCAATTTTCTAGCTGAAGCTATTAACTCTTTTTGTTTATTTCCATAATAATGGATTAGCATCTCTAACTCAGTGATTGCTTCCGACTTAACCCCAATAGAATGTAATTCACGCAATAATTTATGATGCTTGAATTCACTCAAAACATCTTCATCATTAAGATTATCGAGTTCTTTCATGATCTCACTGTACTTTTCTTTAGGATTTATTTGAGACATATTAGAACCTCTGAGCTTGCCTGAATGATAGTTTTTTCATCTGTAACTTGCAATAAACTTTAACCTGAATACTAAAAAACAAAATAAGCCACCGAAGTGGCTATTATTATTTACCTAATAAGCCTCCCTGCCGTTGCTCTTGACGAATCACCGTACGAACCGCATTACCAATCATCTGACCGAGTTGCTTCTGATCCGACTGGTTAGATTGTGTTGTTACGCCTGAGTCGGTGACATTGACAGTGATATTTACATCTCCCGAACCAGAGCCATTACTACCACCCGAATTAATCGCATTCACAGCACCCATACCAACACGATGAGTATCTGCAACCAATCCGCCAGCCGAGTAACCCCGACGAATCGACTTGCGCAAATCCTCAAAGCCTTGAGGGCCGCCCAAAGCCTTAACCTCTTCTTGAGTTAAAACACCTTCGCCTTTATGGACAATACCGGCAGGATCATATTTACCACCGTGACCTGTGTAGCCACCGTTGGCGAAGCCTTTAGGGGTAGCAGCCTGAATCATTGCTACAAATGTGCCCTGATCCAACGTTGCTTTTGCTGCGGCACCAATCTTTTGCCAGACCGTGCCCGGCTCATTCGCATAAGCATCTGATGCAGACTTCCAGACGTTTATGCCTGCCTGAGCAAGAGCGAATGACTGCTGTGCCGCATACAAAGCCCGATATGCCGATGATGATTCGCCAAGCATTGCACTAAACATGCCCGATAGTGCGCCTGTTACTTGCTGACCGTAGCCAAGCTGAAGGCTATACGATGATGCTTGGTAATCCGACTCAATAGCCGTCATTCGATCATGGTGTGCCTGCCAAATCGCTTCACGTTGTGCTGCAAGTTCCTCCATGTTGGCATTAGGGTCTTGAGCAGCCTGATCAACCTGATCCATTTCTGCATTAAACACATCCTGAGAAGCGTCATATCGGCTGAACCTCTTCTGCTCTAAAGCATACTGGTCGCCAGTACCATTCATTTCAGCTTGGATGCCACCCCATTGCTGAACTGCGCTACTTAAACGCTTGCGGTTTTCTTCCTCCTGCAAGGCTTTACTTAAAGCAATTTCACGCAGTTTTTGCTCTTGGCTTAACTTGGAGTTTAGGAGAATTTGCTCACGCTCCAGGCGATAACGCTCCTGCATGGCTGCGGTTTCGGACATGAGAGCTTCACGCATTTGAAAAAGGCGGGTTTCTTGTGAAAGCTTAATTAGAGCGAGTTCGTGATTACTTTGATCAACCATTGAATCCAAGCTGTATTGCTTGTTTGTGTCAGTCAACTCTCGGCTAGACAAAATTAACAAACGATTAATTTTGACTTGCTGATCCAACTTTTCCTCTTCCGTCCACTGCCATTCATTTAGCTGATATTTAAGTTGCTCGGTGTACAACTCCTTTTCATACTTTGCGCGCGCTTCAGCGTTACCAATAAGGCCAGATGTATCTTCTGGGCTAAATTTGGCTTTGCGTATTTCAGCAATCTCTCTAGCAAGATCAAGTTCGATTTGTTTTTCTCGATGCGCACTCTCATAAACAAGCTGCTCACGTAAGTTGAATTGCTCCTCAGCTAAACGCTCCGCTTCTTTCTTGCCTTTGTTCGCTTCAGATAAAGCTTCTTTGGCAGATTTTTTCTGTTTTGCTAGTGACTCGGATTGAGACTTGCTGTAAGCCTCGGCAGATTTTCTTTGGGCTTCGATATTACTAATGATTTTCTTTTGCTCAATAGTTACACCTATAATGCCTTTTTTCTCATTTTCACGATAAGCCTGCAAAAGCAAATCTGCTTCTTGAGCTGACCTACCATGCTTTTGGATGATGGCGTTTGTAAACTCCAAATCCCATTGTTGGCTTTTTAATTTACCTGTGTACTCTGCCACTGCATCGGCTGCATTTCGAATGCCTCTTGCAGCATTATCTCCAGCACTGGCGTTTTGATTTAAAGAGTTGGTCATTGCATCAACAAATTGCTTCTGGTTTTTATATTCATTTCCAGAGGTGCGAACCTGGCCTGCTAAAGCGTTAAACTTATCTTTTGAGTCTTGGCTTACAAATGAAAGCTTATTGATTGCTGCAGAAAACTTATCTAAATCACCTGTTCTCTTAAACTCAGCAATTAAGGCATTTACTTCCCGAGACTGCTCCCGAGTAAAGTCATTGTGTCGGCTCAAGGCATACGCATTGGTATTCAAATCGGTGGTTAATTCTTTATAACCTTCGGATAATTCAGTTAACCTTGCCTTCTCGGATGCTTGCTGCCCGCGTTTCTGAACATCATCCAGCTCGCGGTATTTTTGAATAGCCTCTCCCACTGTCTCATTGTTTTCACGTAAAGAGGCTGTGGTTTTTTCCGAATTACCTCCAAGTAAAAGATAACCTGCTGCTACTGTTGCTACTGTAATACCGAGACCTACTGGTCCAGTCATAAAGGCTAAAGCAGTTCTGGCAGCACCTGCCAATGTTAATGAAGTTGTTGCGGCTGTTGCTTGAGCAGCACTATAAGCAGCTGTAGCTGTTGTAGTGTTTCTGGTAGCAATGTTGAGTGCTACTTCTGCCTGAGTCAGGCGCATTGTCGCAGCTGCACGTGCATCTCGGGTGGTCGCAGAATTTAGCTCTAGTCTTGCTAGATGCACCTCTTGAGCAGCCAGGGCCATAATTTGGCGTGTGCGCTGAGCTTCAATACCAGCCAATTGAACTTGCGATTGCATTTCGGCTTGATCAGCCACACGACGAGCAGCAGAATCAACAAGGCTTTGTTTTACCGCAGCACCTTTTGTTAGTAATGCAGTAGTCACATATCCCAAACCCAGTGCTGCACCAGTATTTGCAACCAAGTCCAGGTTATCTGCCAAACTACTCAACCCGCCTGCTAATATTCCTGTAGCACTCGTTGCTTCGTTGGCTTTTCCGAGATAAACAGTCACCTCATTAGACAATTTCGTAAAACCATCCGCTAGGCTGTTCTCCATATTATTGGCAAGCTTTTCATTTTGTTCACGAGTAGTGATCAGGGTTTTGATTAGATCGTCTAGTGATGCTTTACCTTCTGCCCCCAAGCGACGAATTTCAGCTTCTGTTTGACCTGTGGTTTTGGCCATATCAGCAATGATATTGTCTGCACCAGTAACAATTGAAATCCACGCATCACCATCAACCTTACCCTTAGCCATAGATTTGCTTAATGCATCCATTGCTGACTGCGCTTGGTCAACTCGGGTTGCATTGTGAGTAAAACTAAAAGAAAGTGAGTCTGTTAGATCCAAGGTTTCTTTGGTTTGATAGCCAAGCGACTTCATACCACCAGCCATACTTAAATACACTTCTTGAGCTTCGCCAAGTTGTCGATAAGTCGTATTAGCTGTGTTGAGCAAACGATCCTGCACCATCGCATATTCTTCAGCATTTGCAGTTGCATTGCGAATACGTGCAGCCATCTGCGTATAACCGTCGGCCATAGCAATAGCCTTGTTGATAGTCAAAATCCCACCCATATAGCCAACAAGACTTTTAATCGAAGCGCCCATTGCCGTCATCTGAGTTTCAGCTTGATCGCCTTTTTTGGTTAGATTTTCCAGCTCGCTGGCAACTGCACGCGCATTACGCTCAGCATTTCTTGAGTCAATCACGATGACCAGGCGGGACTCTTGAGTCATATTTACTTTCCTGCAGGCAATAAAAAACCCCGCTTTCGCGAGGCTTGTAAGTTGTACTTCTTTAGAGTTCTTTATACTTCTCTAACATTGCATTGTATTTCTCGGCAAAACCTGTCAGATCAACTTCACCATCTCGATTATAATCATACGGCCACTCTCTGTATCTGGTGTACGCAATCTTCCCCTTTTTCATCTGCTCGATGACTTTCTTGGGGGTATTGCTTGAGCCTTCATAACCATAAATTGGTGCATTACTATCTACTTTTATAGCGCTTTGTGATCTTGGATAATGGTCTCGCCCAACATATACACTGTGCTGCCCATCAAAAATACTAACCATTACATCACTATGCGATTTGTTTAGTGAGCAGCTCTTTTTTCCATCAAACTTGTCTTTTGAGCAAACATAATTCCAGTCTAATGGAGACCATTCTGGATAATATGTTTTTTTCTCAACTGTAAATTTTCCATACTTTTCTTCAGTAGGCTCTTTTGCTGTGAGTAGGGTGCTACCATCCGAAGTTTTTAAGGTATAAATTTCCTGAGATAACGCTATAGTGCTGACAGAAAATAAAGCCAATAAAATAATTTTCTTCATATGAATCCTTATCAACCTATTAGCCAAATAAATATCACTAAAACTATAGCACCTATGGTGATATTTAGTATCCAGTCAGAGTTGGAATACCCCAAGAAAGCATTTGGACTTTTCTGATTTACCTTAATGCTCGCTGTATCAACATATTTTGGCTCAGGGTGACTCTCTTTTTTAGTGCCCATCACTTTGGTGCTCACAATAGCCTTTTGTTGCTCTCTTCTTTCAAGGAAGTCACTATTAATTGACTTTGCTTTCTCTTGAGCTATATCGATCCTATTTTGAGCATTATAAGGTGGGGCCTGATGATCATCTATCGCGGGAGCCATAGGATAGTAAATTTCCACAAAATCCCTTACAGAGACAAAGTCACCGTTAGGCAGAACTTTAAGCAAGGATAAAAATCTTTTGAAGGGTTGCTTTTTATAGGCCCTATTGTAATAAGCCTCTAACTTTTTCTCCAATGTGGTGGTTGGCCGGTCTGCTAAATGAGCTGCTTTGTAGGTATAGGATATATTACTTAAAGCGTTCTTGTGTTTTCCCTCCAGCCTTAGAATATTCGCCATATCTTCATGAGGTGAGGAATCTATAACCAGTGTATGTATCTCTGAGAATTGCATCCTATGGGCATGCTTCAGATATAAATCTTTTTGATTATTTAAATGTCTCCACGCATCATCAAACCTTTTTTCTTTTATTGCTATTTTGGCTGATTGTTTTTCATGGGCAGCCTTGCCTAAATAATCTTCCATACCTCACCCCATATTTGTTATGGGAACAAGATACTAATTCCAGAATGAAAAAGAAACCAACTCACGCTGATTTCTTGCTCATCTTCTTATAGGCCTCATCAATAAACCGGTTATCCAGATCAAAGATGACTGCATTGAAAATATAACGTTCCACTGGCAACTCATACTGCTCACAATAGGCATTCAAATCAGCAATGCTTAATGCTAATGGTGTGCCTTGCTCATATCGGCGTGAGCGTGAAATGATGTTGTACGCTTCAATTAAAGCATTGGCTGTATAGCTATACTCAGGCTTTTTAACTTCTTCTGGTAGTTGCCTGCCTGTCGCCTCAGCTATTGCTCGCTGCTTTTGGTTGTACTCGCCCGCTTCTTCTTCACTGGCGAACTGGAGGTATTTGTAGAGTCCTCGGACTTTCCCAAGACTTCATCTCGATAGCTATTTGCTTCGGCTTGGATCTGGTCAGACTGTGCTTTCACAAATGCCCAAATCGCTACGCCAATATCACCCATATTGAAAAGCTTGGTTGCATTCTCAGGTGAACATTCCGGTTCAATTTCCTTGCCACCTTCAACAAAGACCACACCTTTCCAGTCAGCCACCAGATGACATGCAGCAGCCTCTAATAAAAGCTCATGATAAAGCTTGTCATCACTACCTGCGGTCGCTACATCATAACCCTTCGATGACAACTGATTCTGTGCACGTTCAACCGCTACACGATATGCCTTGTAGTCAGAACCGCGAATCTTGAACTCTGCCAATACATTGCCTTCGCCATCCTTATATTCTTTCCAAAGAGCGACTTCTTTGCTTTGTTGAATTGCTACTTTTAAAGCCATGTTTGATCTTCCAAAAGAAAACCGCCCGAAGGCGGCTATTGATTAAACTTTAGGTGTGCGCGTAAGTGTTGGTGCTTGATCTACAACCGTATATTCAAATGTGGTGTTTAAGAGGTCATCTTTACCACCGGTTGCAAGCGATGCTGTAAGCTCAACTTTAGGAATATTTAAAGCGTATTTATTCCCGGCAGTATCCGTGATTGGAATAGAAAGCGAGATATTCCCATTGGTGAACTGCTTCTCATAAAGCTTTGCCGCCTCAGTAGACCAAGCCATTGTGAAACTGCCTGTCCCTTTCGCTGACATTTCAAGAATTGCACCAACCTCAAGACCAGCGCCCAAGCATTTTTGCACTTGCATCGAGTTATCCCAATTGAATGAGAATGCAGTGATGCAGGCTGTACCTTTAACCGATACCCCATCAACAAGAACATCACCTACCGAGATATTCGACATACGCGGATTTGATGACGCTGGTGTAATCGTTCCCGTTGGTGCCGCTGCTGCTGTGGTTCGTTTTGTCCCCATAAAGCCAAAGGTCAAGCCAATCAGGCCAGCTTCGGGTATATCAATGCCGAATGTATTTACATGCAAGCCTGAAAAGGTGTGATAGTTCGCAATGTCGGTATAACCAAGCAATACGCTGAATGTTTGACGAGTAGTGCCGCCAAAAGTCAAAACATTGGTTGCCCAAGCATTAAATGCTGCTGCCGCCATTAAGTCATCATAAGCGCCATACTGAGCTTCTGCGCTCAACTCGCCTGAATACTCCGCCGAAGTAATCATGGATGATTGCTGCAATCGGCTATCCGTAATTGAAGCTGACTCTGTTTTTTCAACACTTTGGTTTAATGAAATATCAGTAAATGCCAAGGTTTGGCGTGCAAATGGCGAAGGCACTGTTCCAATGACAGTTTCTTTTGCAATCTGCACTAATTGTTTTGCGCCCGAACTCATGGTTTTCTCCTATTCAAGGCATAAAAAAACCACCTTTCGGTGGCGATAAAATCTAGATATTAAAAAAGCACCCGAAGGTGCATATTTATTGAAAGCGGCAATTAAGAATCTTATGCTTGATATCAATAAGAGTAATGCCTTTGTTTTCAAGAATTTCTCTAAATTCCACTCTATCAACATGAAAGGCTTTAGTGATTTCTTCAGCTATAAGTGGAGCATACTCAAGTAAGGTGTTATAGCTATCGGAGTCCATTATTCCTTTATCTCGCAAATGCAACTCAGCCGTTTCGATCAGCAGCTCTTTATACTTATCCATATCAATTCACTCGGTAAGACACATTCACATTATACTGATAAAAGCTCATGGTTGAAGGGTCGCCAATCGCTGATGAATGCCCAGCATCGAGAATATCAGCCTGAAGCATCTCCAAATCACCTACCTTATAGAACCGCATGTGTTCAGCCCACTTATCAGCAAGCTTGGATAGTTCGAGTGTTCCAGAGTGAAGCGGTGCAAATAACTGGATAAAAACGATACCCGGTGTACGAGTACAGGGCTGATCACCAATACTGGCAATAAATGTTCCGGCATTTTTCACTGTGACTTTCGCCCAAATCTCTTTTTTAGGTGGCTGAAATGGTTTGCCACCAGCTTGCGGATTGTTTGCAATTTGAACATTCACCTTAGACATACCAGTGAATGTGCCAACACGCGCAAGAATTGCCTGTAAGGCTTGGGTATTGGTCATCATCTGTATTTCTCACAAACGTATCGAAATGAAAGCGCGTAGACACCATTGGGTGCCTGCTGACTGTGACCATTTTCCAAAGCTAGGCCATAAGGGCTTAATGTCTGGACATAGACAAGACCACCTATTTTTGCTGTGGATGCTATTTGCAGTCCTTCACGTAGCGTTTCATTGCCCGAAATATCAAAGCTCTTCTCATAAGTATTCTGTGGACTATCAAGTGTTACTTTGTGCGATGCTCTGAATTCACCATCCATAACAGGTGAAAGCACAATAACTCGCTGTAGTGTTTCACCTACAATCTTCTTGAGATGGTTGTCTGCATTCTTCACCACCTCAAGCGCAAAATTAGTCGGTTTGTTTTTCCACGCCATGGCTATTCTCGATATTCAACAGTCACATCACCAAATAAAATTTCATGCGCCAATTCATCACCAATCACAACTGGCCGACATTCAATATCGGTCTTGATTCGAATTAAGAAGCCTTTTTCCAAATCCACATAAAAGGCACCTCGAATCTGCTCACTATTTAAAAACACAGATTTAATATTAATAGCGCGAACATCAACATGAAACGCCTGATCTAAATCAACTGCACGTTGAATTAGGCTTGAATCATCAATGTAAATCATTAGTCTCACTCTCCTGAAACATCGCAAAAAGATCCTGAGCAATCCGCTGTATTGAATAGGCTTCAAATTCAGTGCTGGGCTTTTTCTCGCCCATGAGCTTTCTAACTCGCTGCCAAATATGAACAGCCTCATGCAGTAAGAGCCCATGCACCTCAATCAGTGTTCTTTCACTGCAATCACCCAGCTGAACAATGCAGTGTTTGCCATCGTCGTAATAATCAACCTGAGCGCCTGCACCTAAATGCATGAACTCTTGTGTGTCGTTCATATCATCGAATAACAGATCGAATTGATCTTGATTGCGGACTAAAGTGTATTTCGAGTGTTCAAAAGGTGAGATATGCCATTCGGGTACATAGTTGTTGCTGATCATGCGCCCACCTTTCTAAGTTGGCAGGTCCAGATACTTGATGTCGGGTCTTGGCTAATATTTTTAACCTCAAAACCACCATCATCAAACTGCCAGACATCTCCTATTTGCGGAATGCTTGTAAGTTCGTTTTGAAGGACGATAGCCTTTGCATCAGTAGTTTGGTAGTCGATAGGCTTTACCATGTCTCGAAGATAATTCCCTCGCACACCACGCCCTGAGTATGACTCACTACCTACAACAGGATAAGTCTGCGTTTCAAAATCAAAGTCGCCAGAGTAAATTAACTTTTCACAGGTGAAGGTATCGACAGCATCAGCAAGCTTTTTATCAAAGGCTTTGGCAACCTTGGATTGGATCTTATTTTTGATCATGCTCGATACACCTCAAAACCAAAGCCTTTCGGCTTTAAATCCAATGAAGCAATGTAAGCCCGCGCAATTTGCTCAAACTCGGACACTTCCACACTACCTTCTGCAAATGTTTCAGTCACTTGCACTGTGTCAGCCTTAACGCTTTCACTTGTAGCTTGACGAGCAATACCGGTATAAATCACACCCGCAATAATGCCTTTAATGATTTCACATGCAGCATCAAGTAAAATTGGATCAATTGGATCTGGAACATAGCCAACCTCGTTCCGCATCCAAGTGTTTGCTAATTTAATGAGGCGAGCTTTATCACCAGCCGGTGCAAAGTCAACACCTAGAATCTGCTCAGCCTGTTCTTGGGTAATAAAGCTCATGGGTTATTCCTTTGGTTGTTCTGTTTTTGCTTCGGCGGCTTTTGCAGCCTTTGCTTCAGCGGCAGTCTGTTTCTTGAGTTTGGATTCAAGGTCTTTTACTTGAGTCAATAAAGCATCTTTTTCAGCGGTTAGCTTTTTAACAGCTTCACGTTCTTTATTGAGCTGATCTTCAGTTTCTGTAAGTTTTTGAGCTACTGCATCGAATTGTTCCGCTGGAATCAACCCACTTAGGTCTGCTGGTTCACCCGGAGTAAGATCAGCTTTTAAAGTTTCAATCTGCCCTTTCAGCTCAACATTTTCAGCAACCACCTTTTCACATTCGGCTTTTGCATCATCAATAACCTTTTGCAGTTCGGGAGTAATACCCACCTGCACATTCGCGGTAATGATATTGGCTTTAGTGCGTGCAATCAGGTCAAGATATGCCTGCGGTACATCACCAGCTACTTCTGCACACGCTTCCAATGTGTCAGATTCATGATATGCACTTGCCTTGCGTAAGGTATAACCTTGAGCTTGTAGGTCTGCCACATTTGCAGGCGAAAAGTCATCAGTGAAATACAGTCGCTTATTTGATTCTTGTTTCATGTTTTTAATTTCCCATCAGGCAAAGAAAAGCCCCTTTCGGGGCAGTTCAATTAGGCAGATTTGATTAATACACCAGCGGTATCTTTTACGCTTGCAGCGATTAGATCCCAGTTGGTTGGTGTACCAATTGCCGCATCAGTAGGTGACTTACCGCCTGCTGCTGTATCCCATGCATAACCTTTAACGCCGGCACCGAAGGTCCATTCAGCTTGGTAGGTGTATTTAATGTTTTCACCACCAGTACTCGGTACAAGCTCAGCATTAAAGTCGTTGTTATCGTTTACAACTACAGCACCCTCAACCAAACCAAGCGTGTTGTAGAAAGCTGTACCAGTATTATCACCAACCAGTGCAGGCGCATCAGTTACCACAAATACACGACCAAACGGATCTCGCACAACGTTTACACCGTCATAGCGGAAAAGGTTTTCAGAGTTGGCCAACGCATTATCAAAAAGGTTATGCATTGTGGTGGAGTGGACGATCCATGCACGAATTGCGCTTGAACGGTCGCCAAGTTTCGCAGCACCCTTGTTAAGCAAGCGGAATGATGCAGCATCAGTACCATCACCGTGCACGGCATTCACATTACCTGAAATCGCAGAAGATGCTCCCAAAATACCCGCATTCAGCATATCCGCTAGACGAGCTTTCGCCAGCTGCTCACCAATGGTCAAAGCTGCAAGCTCTGGATTTTGAAGAATCCAGGAATACTGCTGCTTTTCATACTCGATTGGAGGTGTGCCTGCTGCAACCTTAACTGCTACATCAAGCATTTGTTCCAAGCGTTTTGCAGCCACGGTTCCGGTGCCGTACGCATTACGACGACGAACAATACCTGCAATTGCTTTGAATGATGCTTCAATATTAAAGTCACCACCGAAAGGCTCATTAATCAATTGAATGGCACCCTGAGATGCTTCATTAAATTTTTCAATATCCTGTGCCACTGTTTCAGTCATTGCAGCATAAGTTTGCTTATTAAAAACCTGTAAATCAAAAGGCATGAGCCTCTCCTTAAATTAATTTATGCTTGTTCGCCCACTTGCTTCATATAAGCAATCTTCTCTTCTTTGGTTTTGCATTCAGCCAAAGATTTAGGGCCTGATTTGCTCCCACCACCGCCCTGGAATCCACCACCCTGCGATTGACTACCTTTTAAAATCGAATCTTTGTATTGGTATCCGCCAACTAAAGTTTCCAAGGCTTCATCAAAGTCTGCGATTTCACCCGGGCGAGTACGTGAATAGATTTTTTGACCATCGGCACCAACCGCCACGACTTTGCCGTTTTCAATCTGGAAGTTTTTCCCAAATGTGGCTTGGATCATGTCTACTGGTACAGCGATGTTGTCTTGAATAAACTTAGAACGAGCAAACCCGCCACCGATAAGTTCGTTATGCAGCTGAGATTGAAAAGCATCACGCTCCTGAACAATTGGTGCGTACTTTTCTTCGACTGCCTTAATTGCTTCGAGTTTGATTTTTTCGACTTCGCCAGCATCCACCAGTTTTTTATCGTCGAAGTTTTTCAAGGTTTCTAAAGCTTTTTTGGCTGCAGCTGGATCTTCGATACCCTCAAAACCTTTAAATTTTGCTTCCAGTTGCTCTTTGGCTTCACGATGGGTTTTTGCTTCACCGTTTAGACGTGAAATTGTGGCAACCGTGTGTGCTGCATCGTGCGGTGCCTCTTTACCATCATCGTGAATGTAGATTGGCTTATCGCCATCTACTTCTGCATAAGTCTTACCTTCGATAGTTACTGTTTTAAGTTTCATAAGTCATCCGACCCTATTTCTAAAATGAGCATCCGCTCGTTACGCTGTCCGCATCCGCTTTCAGCAGGCAATAAAAAACCGCCTTTCGGCGGTCATAATTAACTTATATCTTAAGAACAAATTCTGCTGGCTGCTAATATGTTGTTCGAACTGCCTAACTCACTTAGATTGAACCATGTGAAGTAATCATGATCTGTAAGTACTACATTCTTAACAACTACACCTTTAGAATTTATGACTTTATCTTCAATCGCTGAGGCTGTGTAGTCGAAGCAGTTAACTTTAACTTTAAGAACCCTCTGCCCTAGCCAAACCGGTATCCCATTTTCTTTCATGGCGCCAGTGTATAGGAGGGAAATAATAGGTAAGCCATCTTTAGAGTACTCTCGACTCATTCGTGCCACGTATAAAATATCTGAATTGTTTCTGCCAACCTCGGTCCAATTAATGCCATTTAATCGCAAATATTGTGAAGTGTTACTTATTTCCTTCTTGCTTGATCCGGAGTTTTGGGTATTTGTTTGCCCCCGCTTATCATTCAATTGTATTGAAAGTGGACTTGTTCTACTTATTCCTCCATATGAACTCGGAGTTGAGCTACTAACAACATTTGAGCTTGATGAATTGGGAGTAGTTTTTGTTCCAGCTTTACCAGTATATGGATTTACATTTCCCACCGTACTCCAATTATTACTAAAATTGCCATCTGGACTAGAGCGCATATGAGGTTGAACATACGTTCCATTGGATCGGTAATAACCTTTAACCGATACACCTGCAATCACCGAGGTGCAAACAATCAACATGGAAACAAGCAATAAGAGCAACTTGGTCATAGCAAGCCGTAAGTCAGTATTTAGCTGAAGTATAACAAAAACTAAACAAGCTACTACATTTTACAATTCAAGCATCTTAAATACTTTTTGATCTAAAACCTTAAGCTCGGCCAACGTATATTCACGCCCCAACGGATCAGTAAACTTGTCCAGACTATATCCACCCTCTTTGTAGAGTTTGTATTTAGATGGCCCAAGCCATTCCCTTTGAAAGAATTCATCAGCCTGATCAAAGAAGTCTTTAAATGAAGTGTTGGCATCAAGCTGACCTATCAGATCTTTACGCTCATCTTTTGGGATGTCTTTAACTTTACGCTCATCCATAACGAATGGGCGTTGTCCAGGCAATACACCATCAGCATCTACACCAACCAATACAGATCGGCAATTCGGATGCAAAGGTGGTCGTCTAATACCCGAGTCACCAACCTTCCACACAGTCTGGTCTAAACTTCCGCACATTTTTGATGTCCTGCCATCCAAGGTGGCCATAAATTTTAAGTGAGTAAAACCTAAAGCCTTATAAGTTTCTTCATAAGCCGCATTCGCCACATGGCTTCTCACAGTCCTTACTTGCCGCTCAATCGATTCACGCGACGATTTAAACAATCCATCTTTATAATCTAGAGATTTCTTGCCTTTGATCCGCTGAACAATCTGCTGATTGGTCTGACCTTGTGAAATACCATCACGGATGACGTACTCTACTTTTTTACGCAATGAATCGGCAATATCAGCAAACAGGTAGTCAACCAGTTGACCGCCAGCAAAAGGCGTTTTTCTTGCTGTCTTATAAATCTCAGCACCAGCGACCACCACAGCAGCATCACCAGCAAGTTTTGCTGTGTATGCAGCTTCATATATCGCCAAATCCAAAGCAGACTTGTGAAACTTTTCAGACAAGTCCACATCAATCGAAGTGAACCACTCATCAAGAATGGTTTTGATTTCTTCAATGAGTTTAGATGTCTTTGCTTTACTACCAAAATTAAACGATTTAAGCGCATTTCGTTCTGAATCGGTTAATTCTTCAAGCAGTTCTGATAATCGCTGTAATTGAGTATTTGAGAGCGAATTAAAGCGCTTGATTAGCTCATTAACTGATTGTGATGACGCTCGGTACAGATATGCCTGATGCTGAGTCAGCGCATCAAGTAAGGCTTTTTGCGCTGATGTGTTCATGCTTATGCATCCATAGTGCCATCATTCCGCTGCTCAATTTTCTTTACGATGTCTTCCCATTTATCTTCTGGGAATGTACCTGTTTGCTCATAGTGATACCAAACATACATTGGCAATTCACCAGCAAGGCAGGCTTCGTAAATCAATTTAGAGCGAATCGGATCATATTTAGGTTTATTGAAATCCTGAGCAATTGTATAGCTCAGCTCATCCACTTTCAGTTCATGGTTAGATAAGGCAAATTTCGCACACCAACGCAAAGCGATAGTTATTGCTTCAGAAATATTGGCCGCTACAAGCGACAAGACTGAATGTTGAATGGAGTTTTCATTCCCAGCCTGCTCAGCAGTCTTGTTTGCAGATCCAACTTCAATCAAGCGAGCGCCCAGCTCTTTCATCTGGTCCCACTTATCTTGCATACGCTCATAAGCCAAACCATTCTTTTCAGCCTGGATAAACTTACCATCTGTTGGAATGCCTGTACGACTACCCACACCAGCACCCGATTCTTTTACCATGGCGTACTGCTCTTGGGTGATGTTTGGGAAGCATAATGTGGGCTGCCCCACAATAAATGCTGATTCCTCCACATCTGCAGAACTTCGATAATATGAGAGTTCAATTTCAGCCAGCTCATACAAAGGCGCTGTACCCACCTCATCCGAGTTATCTACAGCTCCACAGAAAGTGAATGGAATGTAATCCCATGTATCGCCATGATAATCAGTCGGAGTGGATGTTTGATCTAAATACCATTCACCCTTCTCATTCTTTTTGTAGACTTCCACCACATAAACAAATCGGCTTTCAATGAATCTCAGCCAAAGCAAGCGATATTGCTCAGACGCGGCCAAACTAAACCCTTCACGCTCTTTAATAGTTTCATGAATTTTGACATAGCTTAGCTTTTTCTGATTGCCGACAATAATGTGGTCCCAATCCTCAACCGCAGCTGCCTTAATGATGTGAATCATCGGATAAGCGCCTTTGGTCTTATCTTCAGCACGGTTCCGGCTCGGGTTTACACTCGGGTAATCCACATAAACACCACAGCGATAATTACGACTGATTAACCGCATTGCACGCTGTGATACCTGGTAAATAGAACGTCCCGCACCATCAGCATTACGATCCAGATATTCCAGATCATCAGGCCGATTAAATACCGGTGTTTTTCCGAAAGCCAAGCCAATATGACTTGCCAAAGTTCGGCTGGTTACACCCGGAAAGATTGCCCGAAGCAAGTATTCCTTATATCGCTCCTTACCATCAGGATCACTCTTTGAAGCGAATAGCGTAGGCCGTGGCAAGTAAGTCTCGCCTTTTGCTTTAATAACTTCCTGACCGCCGCAAACATCATCCAACTTATTCCAAGTATTTATGTGCTTTTCGTAGTCAGCGTGTTTGCTTGTAATGCTCATAGTTAGTATCCAAAAATTGAAAGGTCTTCCACACTTAAAACTTGTGGCGGCTCATTTAGCTCATTAAAACCATCGCTTAATCCATCTACCTGGTCATCATGTTTGCCATTAGGAAAATTACGTAATTCATCAATCAGCGCTTTGTTCCAGTCGCCGCGAAGCATTTTCACATTGCCGATATTGACTTGAGCTGCGAACGGCTGTGCACGTGTGATCTTGTCACCCGATACCGTCTCAGCCTTTACGTTGAAGCCAGATAAATTTGTAATAAAGTTCTTTGCCTGAGCCTTGCCTGCTTGCCCTGGGTCTTGTGGCAAACGGATCATGACCTGTTTCCCGTCCATTTGGGCTGTCTGTTTGATTGTGTTTTCCACACCGTCAGGCCCCCAGCGGCCACGAACCATATCCACGATATAAATCTGGTTATTGGGTGTCTTCAGCATCCTTGGACCTGCCGTCCAATCACCCTCATTTTCGGATGCAGCCAAATCCCATGCACGTATTTCTCTTAAAACATCGCTCGGCAGCGCATCCACAATTTCAATTCGATCAGGTTTAAAAAAACCACCTGCAGGTGGTGATGGCATTTGACGATATTGTCCAGAAAATACATACGGTGCAGCCAGCTCCATTCGCTCAAGCGTCTCAATACTATGTTTAGCCGGCCAGAGTGCTGAGCCGTCATCCTGGATTGCAGAAAGGCATAAGTGTTCCCATTCTTCACCATTACCGCCGTCAAGCAGCCAGCCTGCCAAATCTTCCTCATGCAAACGCTGCATGATGACAATGATGGGTGTATCTGGTGAGTTTGTGCGAGATTCGAGCGTATCTTGGAACCATTCGATAACACCCTTACGGATCGTATCAGAACGTGCCTCACTGGCTTTATGCGGGTCATCAATAATGACAGCCCCGCCAAAAGTATTTCGAAGCTTTCCCGCACCATAACCTGTGATCGTACCGCCTGTACCTTGCGAATAACACACTCCACCTTTAGAAGTTCTCCAATCGTCTTTAGCCTTACTATCATCACGCAATTCAAAATCAGGAAATACACGTTTGTATGCTTCTTCCTGTACTAAGTTTCGAGTTTGGAAAGCGTTATTCGCTGCAAGTGTGGCTGAATAGCTGACATGAATAAACTCACTGTCAGGCGCCTTACCAAAACACCAGGCCATAAAATTAATCACAGCTAATTCTGTTTTAGAATACCGTGGTGGAATGTTGATAATCAGCCTTTTGGTCTCACCTCGATACACCTTCATTAGCGCATCACATACCACACGGTGGTGCCAGTTATGCAGCCACTTATACTTGCGCCGCTCCTTAAACATAAAACGTGAAAAGAAATACAGATCCTCTTGAGCTTCAATCTGTATTGCCAGCTCACGTGCTGGGTCAGTATTCATCTAAGACCTGCTCCCTTGCTTTCAGGTAGCTATCCGTAGGTACATTCTGATTGATAGTTTCAATCGGCTTACCGTCTTTACCGGTGATTTCTTGACGGTTGGTGTATTGATTACCCAAGTCCTGCGCTGCCTGTTTAAGAATCTTAAGAGCCATTGCAGCACTTTTATTTTTGTTAAGTAATTTGTCGTACTGCTTTAATCGGTAGTGTTTGCTTGCTATTGGAATATCAATTAAACCATCATCAAACTTTTCACGTGTTTCATTGAAAAGCTCAACAAATTTTTTACTCAGATTTCGTCCTGAATATTTTGTTGGATCGTAAGAGGCGCATTGTCTGCGATCTATATCAATCCCAAACTCTTGTTTGACCGCATCAGCAACTTCTTGAGGTGTATCACGGCATGCAAGAGACTGAACTATAAATATTTTTACAGGCTCTTTTAAGGCCGCCATAACCACCTCTTTGTCATACTACGTCAAACAAGACGGTCAAAAAAAAGAGCCATAAGGCTCTATCCAATTACACAGTTCCCACAACACGCAGCCATACTTTTTTCAGATACAAACGGCGCATTCTTGGCAATTTCCAAAAGCCGTTTTACAGACTCATCTGCTCCCCAACGTTTAGTTTCACCAAAGAACACTTCAACATCATGGCCAGCCAGGTAATGCTTAGGCAGTCCGGTCATATCGCTGTAAATGATTTCACCATCTTCATCGCGCTCAACACCAATATGATAAAGCTCATGCTCAATCAGCCGACAGAATTCACGATCTGAGGCTTGTTCACAATAAGTGGCATCGATGGTGATGAGGTACTGAGGTACAAAGCCGAACCAATCTCGCATCTGTTGTTCCTGGCGTGCTTTCTTCCAGCCACCCACGTTAAACATGACCTTTTCACATTGCCCAAGCACCATACGTTTTTTCGCTACGGCGGCCGATGAAGCCCAGGCGAATGCAAGGAACTCTTCATTGTCATGGAGTAGTTCAGCAATATGGTCATGATCTGGATTGTGAAGTTCACCACCTAAAGTGAGCCAGTTTTTAATAACCCATTCTTTAAGCTCTGGTGCAGGTGCCAAGCGAATGGCTTCTTCTTCCTCGGCCTGATCAATCAGATCCGTCGGTGGGAATGGTCTGAACTGTTCCATAAGATGCCTTTAAACCTCTTAGCCATTTGGTTGCACGGCCCATGCTGATGTCATTAACTTCAAAGCGGTGATATCGATAACCCATTTCTTCAGCATGGTCATAGCGATCTATACTCCAAGCTTTTGTGGCTAATTTACCTCTTCGACCGCCTGACCACGGGCCACCAG